AACAGCTTCCGGACAAATGCGTTGACCTTGTATTGACCGACCCGCCTTATGGAATAGGATTTGACGGGCAAAAACAATGTCAATGTCAAAACCCGAAACACAACCGGAAAGAACACGCAAGAAAAGACTGGGACGGAAAAATTCCGGAAAAAGCTTTTTTTGATGAAATGAAACGCGTTTCAAAACAAATGATAATATGGGGCGCAAATTATTTTAATGAGTATTTAGAACAGGGACACAAAGGGTGGATTGTTTGGGACAAGGGGCAAGACGGGTTGACAATGTCAGATTGTGAAATTGCATATTCAAGTTTTGATTGTCCCACGCGGATTATCCGTTTAAATAGGGTTGAATTATTAAAAGACGGGACAATCCACCCCACGCAAAAGCCCTTGCGACTTTTTCAAAGATGCGTTGCGGAATACTCAAAAGAAAATGACCTTGTTTTGGATTGCTTTTCCGGTTCGGGGACAACAGCGGTTGCGTGCCATAAGTTAAAAAGGCGTTTTATTTGCATTGAAAAAGATTTTGATTATTGGAAAGCCAGTTGCAAAAGGCTTGAAGATGAACAAAAACAATTAAGTTTGTTATAGTGCATAACTTGGAAAATCCCTATTGACAGTTTTTATAAAACGTGATACAAGAATTGTCAGAATGCGATTTTTGGCTCAAAAAGTCAGAAGTCGCATTTCTTTTTTCTGAATCTCCTCCTTTCAGAACGCAGGAAAGCTCCGGTCATCCCTCTCTCGCCGGAGCTTTTTTTATTGGGGCGGTTTTACTCCTTTCTTAGTCCTTAAAAGTTCCTTTCTTTTCCGCCCCACCTTTAAGGAGAGAGGTTGGAGGTAAAATGATAATTGAAATACGAGAGGGAAACAAAACCAAGATTAAGATCGTGCCGGATAACTGGACACCATCTGATGACTTGGAACAAAAAGACCTGACAACATCAGGCAGAAAATCAATCGGGTATTCGGATATACCTGAAGAGAGGTGGAAAGAAATTTTTGAGAGGGAAAATGATAAAGTTTGACCAAAGGAATTATCGTAAGCACAACGATAAAAACAAAGAGTTAATAAACAAGAGTTTATCCGAGTGCGGTGCCGGTCGTTCTATTCTGATTGACAATGAAGATGAGATAATTGCCGGCAATGGTGTTTATGAACAAGCGAGGGCGTTAAATATTCCGGTTAGGGTAATTGAAACGGACGGAAGCGAGCTGATTGCTGTGAAGAGAACCGACCTTAACACGCAAGACGAAAAGCGTAAGCGTTTGGCGGTTATGGACAACAGCTCAAGTGATAGCTCTGAAAATGATGTTGTCTTATTGCAGGAAGATTTTAGTGCAACCGAATTATTAGATATGGGTGTTGAAATCCCCGATATTAAGGTTGAAGACAGCGAAATGCCTGAGGAGGACATAGGTGTAAATAAAAAACTTCTTCAATGCCCAGTATGTGGGCATATAAACGAGGAAAAAGCTTTTAAGACCTATGCGGACATTGGTGGCGATGAAGATACCGAGTAAAGTTTATCCATATAGATTGCCATATATGGGTAGCAAGCAAAATATTGCTTATTCGCTGATGCTTGCTATGTTGCAAAAGAAGCCCAAAGCCAAATATTTTTTTGATATATTTGGCGGTGGTGCGGCTATGAGCTTAATGGCATCCCAGTTCGGGTTAAAGGTGTTTTATACGGAGAAGAACGCCGGAATTGTCAATCTGCTTAACTTTCTAAAGGATAACAAAATTCCAAAGGAATGGGTTCGTTGGATAACAAGGGATGAGTTTAAGCAGTGTGTAGGCAAAGATGATCCGTTTTCCGTGTTTGTCACGGTTGTTTGGAGTTTTGGTAACAATAGACAGGCATACCTATTTGGAAAGGATATTGAGGAATTAAAAAGGCTTGCTTTCGAGGTTATTGTAAACAGAGATTTTGACAGTCTTGAGAAGTTAAAAGAGCACACAGGTGTTCCCCTGAAAATGCCGATACAGGCAAAGCTTCACGACAGACGACTGGACTTTCACCGACAAATCCAATCGTTTAAGGGTTTTCACCGAGGGATAGAGTGCTTGATAAATATGCAAGCATTAACCCAGTTGGAGTGTTGTAGCCGTCTTGCCACTTGTGAACGATTGCAACAGCTTGAGTATCTGCAACAGCTTGAGTATCTGCAACAGCTTGAGTATCTGCAACAGCTTGAGTATCCGGTTGATGATGTAATTATTTATTGCGATCCACCGTATCGAGGGACGGCAGAATATACTGACAAAGATTTCAACCCGCAAGAGTTTGACGAGTGGGTGCGGAAATTAAAATATGATGTGTTTATTTCTGAATATGATACTCCGTTTGAAAAAATAGCGAGCTTTGGGAAAATGTCCTTATTAAACAACAGCAAAGACAAAAAGCCAGTCATATCAGAAAACCTTTATTATCATAAAGCGGAGAGGACAAATGAAAATAACTGAAAAGGTATCACCAAGACATCCTGATAAGGTAGCCGACAGAATTGCCGGTGCTTTGGTTGATTATTGTTATAAAAAAGATTACAACCCCAAATGTGCGTTTGAGGTTTTAATCGGACACGGGAGTTGCTTTATAACCGGTGAAACCTCGGTGTCCATACCTGAAAAAACGGTTAGAGAGATAGCCGAGAGAATTTGCCAAGAAAGACTTGACGAGGTTAAATATATTGAAGTGCCTCAAGATGTTCACTTGGCAAACAATCAAAAAGAACTCCGTTGCGGAGATAACGGTATATTTGCCGGATTTCCTATGCCCGATATCCATAGACACGCATTCTTTATTTGCGAAGATTTATACAGCAAATATCCCTATGACGGAAAGATTGTGTTAAATGATGACACGGACGAATTGACAATCTGTTGGTCTAACGTAACCAACGAGCAGATTGAAAAGGTTGTCCCTGATTATGAAAAGAAAATCAACCCGCTAGGCTACTGGACAGGTGGCGTTAATGTTGACACCGGAGTTACTGGCAGAAAACTTGCTAGCGATTTCTATGGCATAGAATACCCCCTAGGAGGTGGAACAATACACGGAAAAGACCTATCAAAGGCAGATTGCTCGGTTAACATTTATTGCTTTCTTAAAGCTCAAGAAACAGGCGAACCGCAAAAGGCTATCTGTTCAATAGGCGATAAGGAAGTAAACATAAATGGCAAACTTATCCCCTTTGCCGAAATAGTTGGGACAGCGAAATGTTATGTTGCACAGCTCGGAGGTTTTGAAAGACTTGCCGAGTGGGGATTACGCTAAACATCTTCACCGAAAGGAAAGTATGTTATGAATGACGAAAATTTAAGACCGTTTCACACTTTGTCAGAGAGTGAGCAGAGAGAAATCCGTTCGAAAGGCGGAATTGCTTCAGGCGAGGCTAGAAAAGCAAAAAAGACGATGAAACAAATGCTGGATTACTTGCTTGAAAAAGACATAAAGACAAATAAAGGCGATATGTCAACTTTGGAAGCGATTATGGTTTCTATGATTGCCAAGGCTTCAAAAGGTGATGTCCGTGCAACCGAGTTTATTCGTGATACGATAGGGCAAAAGCCGAGTGATAAGGTTGTTGGCGAGTTAAGTATTAAGCAAGCATTAGTGGAGTTTGGCGATGGAAAGAGTGAGGGTGATAATTCCGCCGCAGTTCAAACCTCTGCTGACTGATCATTATAGGTATAAACTCTATTATGGCGGTCGTGCCGGTGGTAAAAGTTATGCCTTTGCTGATTGTTTAATCCTGCACGCAAGGAATGGGAAATATCTGATTGCCTGTGTGCGTGAGGTTCAAAACTCGATTAAGGATTCAGTTTATCGGTTGCTTAAAGACCGGATAGAGCATTATGGTTTTGATGATTTCAGTTTCTATGAGGATAGAATTGAAAATGTAATCACGGGGTCGGTGTTTATCTTTAAGGGCTTAAAAGACCAAAACAGCCAAAACATCAAATCCCTTGAGGGTGTCGATTTTGCGTGGGTGGAAGAGGGACAAAGCATAAGCAAGAAGTCGTGGGAGATTTTAGACCCGACAATTCGTAAGCCAAACTCTGAAATATGGGTTTCTATGAATAGGGAAAATGAAAACGACCCGATTTGGAAAGCTATTGCCTCGCACCCTGATGACAGAACGTTGGTTGTGAAAGTGAATTATTACGACAATCCGCATTGTCCGGAAGAGATGAAATACTTGGCGGAGAAGTGCAAAGAAGAAAGCCCTGACGATTATGAGCATATTTGGTTAGGGGCTCCGGTCAGCCAAGGCGATACAAAATTAATTTCATCAAAAGACGTTCACAATGCGTTTGTGGGTAAGATTTCAAGTTCAACATCTCCGCTGATTATTGGAGTGGACATAGCCCGATACGGAGATGACAAGACAGTAATTTGCTATCGGCGAGGGCGGTTGGTTAGTAAGATGACCGCATATTCCAAGATGGACACCGTGGAGCTTGCTAACAAACTGACGAATATAATCCGAGAGGATAAACCTGCAAGGGTGTTCTTGGATATGGGGAACACGGGTGCCGGTGTTTTTGATATTCTTATTGACCGAGGTTTTGGGCAGATAGTCCGAGGGGTAAATTTTGGCGGCAAGGCTATCAATGATGACAGATACTTTAACAAACGTGCCGAGATGTGGGCAGAGGCTAACGAGTGGCTTAAGGGCAATGTTGAGCTGATTAATGATGAAGAGTTAGCTGATGACCTTTGCTCCGTGAATAAAGGCTATGATTCAAAAGGGCGGTTGCAGTTAGAACCAAAGGACAGGCTAAAAGAGAGAATAGGGCGTTCACCTGATAAGGCGGACGCTTTTGTTTTAACCTTTGCCGAGCCGGTCTATGACAATGGGACAGTTAAAACCTATGGCAACGGTCAAGTTACTATTGAAAGTTTATTTAGAGCTTCACCAAGCGTGGGATGGTGATTTTGTCAAAAAATAATTTTTATTAAATTTCAATCATTTAGTTAAAACTCTCCGTGTAGTGAAATACCGAGAGAGCGGGAGGATTTGGACAAAATGAGAGCAATAATGGACAGGGTATTCATCAAACCTGATGAGAAACCCAAGAGCACAATTATTGAGTTAGATGATCACGATGAAACTAAATCAGGCTATGTGGTCAGCGTGGGGGAACAGGTTAAGTCTGTTAAAGAGGGCGACCACGTTATTTATTTCAAGTGGGACGATTTGCCCGCTTTAGATGGTTTAGTTGCAGTTAGGGAAAATTCTTTACTGGGTGTTTATGATGAATGATACGCAAAAATGGGTTAATCGGATAACCAAAGCCGAAAAAGAGTGGTCTAAATACCACGATTTGATTAAGGAAATCCGCAAATATTACCTGAACAAGAACGACAAGAACAAGCAAAATATCTTCTGGTCTTCTATCGAAACTTTGAAACCGTTTATCTATTTCAAAGCTCCGACACCGTATATTCAGCGGAAAGACAAAAAGCAAAATCCGGTCTTGGATGTTGCTTGCTCGATGTTGGAAAAGGCATTAAACTGGGATTTGGAAGCTCAAGATTTTGACGGTGTGATTAAATATGCCCGCAATGACTTCCTCTTGAGTGGTTTAGGCTTGGTTTATGAGAAACTTAACCCAAAGTTTAAGACTGTTGCTGTTCCTACTGAATTGGGAATTGTTGAGCAGGAAGTTTTAGACGAGGTTAAGGTTGAAACTCACTACATCGACCCGATGAAGCTCATTTGCGATGTTCAAAATGTCAAAGTTTGGGAAGATGTTGACTGGGTTGCTCAAGTTATTGATATGACCAAGCAGGAGGTTGTTGACCAGTTTGGCAAAGACATAAAAGACCTTTTGTTTGACCCCTCTGCTGATGAAGAAACCGAGGCAGATTGCCCGACCAAAGTTTATCGAATTTGGGACAAAAAGGATAAAAAGGTTATTTACCTTTCCAAAGAGGTTACAGACAAATTCTTGCGGGTTGACGATGATGTCCTCAATGTTGAGGGCTTTTTCCCGTTCCCTAAACCGGTATTTTCTACGCTGGCAAACAATGGGGTTATTCCGACACCTGATTACACTGAAATTAAGGCTCAATTAGACGAGTTGGATGGCGTTGTCAATAGAATGAAACTGACAATGCAAGCCCTCAAGGTAACCGGTGCCTATGATGGCTCTTTCCC